CTCCGCATCCGCCACAAGTGCCGCATATTCTGCTTGTGCAATCTCAGAAAGTTTCTCTGCACCATGTTTTATCAGAATCTGCTTGACCTCTGCTGTAAATCCGGCTCTGGACTTATCTGCCAGAATCTTTCTTACTTCAGTAAGCGATAATGTTTTTTCCTTTGCAGGCTCCTGTTTCTTCTCAATCTTTGGAGCAGGTTTGTCCGAATCCTTTTGTAATTCAGCCAGAATCTCTGCCACTGTCTTTGCAATGAAATTTACCTGTTCCGAAATGATAATCAGGCTTTCACTGCATTTCCCAATTTTCTCAATCACTGTTGTCACATCATTTACTTTTGACATATTGCTTTTCCTCCCTCTTTTACTTCACGGATGTCTACAGATTCCACGGTCTGCCCTGGTGCCAGAAGATATACCTGTGTGAAATCTCCAAACAAAAACTTCACCAGTCTTTCCGGTATCGTTCTTGTAGCACCACGGAGTACCGTCGCCTTCTTTCCTCTGGAATCCGTAACATTGATGGTTACTTTGTGTTTTAATGCCATCCAGATTACCTCGCTTTCCGTAAGGTCTTCTCCCTTACATGTCACAGGCAAAGGAAACCGCTGGCTTTTTAACCTCTGGAAGAAAAATTTTTAAAAGTTTTTTCTGATGTGGTCTTTCGCTTTTTCAAAATGCTTCGTCACATTTGGAACACTGGTCTGTATCATCTTGGAAATCTCCGTAAAGGAATATCCCTGCAACACATGAAGTGTGTACACCTGCTTCTGTTTATCCGTCATAGTCTCCACCACATCACGCAGTCTCTGAACATCTGCCGGAACATCCTCATCTATTGAATAACTGTTGTCCTTCATCACAGAACTTTTGTCCTGAGCATCATCATCCGAAGAGAAATAATCCAGTGAAAGATTCCAGTTCTGCATATACTTTTCTCCCGGATGTTCTTCTTCCCACTCACGCTTTTCTGCTTTCTGCTCGTCCGTCATCGGAGGTCTGGAATTTTTGCAGTTCATATAAACCTCATGGTCATCCAGTGAATGCAGTGTTTTAATCCACGCTTCCGTCACACCATCTTCCCCCGGTTTCAGTTCCACAACCTCTCTGGTGTAACCACCCTTTCCATCTTCCCTGCATACCTCATAACGGTAAGTCTCTCTGTTGTCCTGTCTTGTCTTTCTGATTTTCATATTTTGCCTCTCTTTCTGGCCGAGAGACAGTGAAGACAGGACTTACCTTTTAGACCGGATTACCCCAGAACCCACAAAAATGCACAGGAAAGCAAGGGTACCTACACTCGCATCAACCGTTGCACTTTTTCAACTGTTCAAATGCGATATGTCGTATCCTGCCCCACTGCGCATCATGTGGCCGATATGAATTTGTTATTGTGATGTCTTCTGGACATCCATCAGAACCAGCATCCGAAGATGTAAGCTCTGATCCATACCCATAGACTGTTTTCTAATACAAACCGAATTTTTCAACCCTTTTATCTTTCTAAGTACAATTCGCAACTGTTTTTCCGGTCTTCCTATCAATTACTTCTCTTTTTTTAAAAAGAAATCCGCATATTTTTGTAAACCCGAAAACAGAAAAAGGCCTGACAAAATACAGGTGATATTACACCTATACTTCGTCAGGCCTTGGTAACTACGCTTTGTTCAACGTGTTCCTATTTGCTCAGTACGAATCTGCTTCAAATGAAAGCTAACGGCGATGACTCCTTTACAGATAGGACATTTTATCTTAATGACTCCCTCTGTCCTGCTTGGGTCAGCGTCGAACAATCTTCTGTTTTTACAACACGGACATGCCACGTGTACTTCGTTTTCCTTTTTCACCATCATTCCCTCCAATCAATGACCATAATAATATGGAGAGCGATGGAATGCACCCTGTTCCAGTTCATTCTTAGGAAGCTGCATTTCTGCATCTTCTCTTGATGCAAATATCCTGCTTCTTCTGAGCTGGATAGCGCCGCCGGATGGAAACCTCAATACACAGAAATCTCCGCGATTCGCTGTCACTACCACTTCCGTGATAATTCGATTGCTTTCAATAATAAATACGTGTGAGCCAACTTCTAATCTCTTTTGCATCATCCTACGCCTCCTTGATAAGAGGCCAGCCAAAGGGAAAGCCAAACTGACCAAACACTGATTATTACTGTTTCTGTTTAACATTTTTTCCTAAGTAGCGATGCAATAATTATATCGAACATTTGTTCTGTTGTCAATAATTTCATATTAGAAATGCCTGACGAAATCGCTGCCTGTATTCTGTTTTTTATAAGAATATCTCACACGTCATGAATCCACCACGGTTCCGGATGTCATGTAGTTTTTGTGAAAATGGCATAAAAAAAGTCCTGTAAAATGCTAAAACTAACACTTTACAGAACTTTTTCCCGTTATTCCGTTATATGATCCTTACCGGAACATGACATCGGATGTCATGTCCTAAATCATTTTTTCATATTTTTTTGCATCCATTGCTTTTAATTCCGCTCTGGCTGTTTTCCCGATCGGTTTTACGCCCTGGTCAATCAGCATTTTATTGCACTCATCCAGCGTCTGTGTATAACAGGCATCAATAATCATTCCATACATAAAGTCGCGTGTATTTGCTTTGAATGTATGTCCTGCTTTCTCCAATAAAGCCCTACTGATAAATGGCGGCAATGTCATGGCAACACACAGAGCAATGATCGTTTCAATTGTCGGGTTCTGATCCTCATCACTCTTTAATCTCTGAAGGGTACGCACTTCAATATCGGCAGCCTCTGCTATTTTTTCTTCCGTCATATCAGACCATTCCACCACTGTTTTTAAAGAATCCGCAAACGAATCATTCATCCGCTTCCTGAGTCCCAGTACATCCGTACGATAAGCTGCGATGGACTCCTTCTGCTTATTTGTTGCACCATTATTATCAGCAGAAAATTTTGCTTCAAAAATGACCTTTGAATCTGCATCCCTGTAAAGAACACATTCCGTATAAAACGCCTCTCCGTATTTGTTTGTGGACTTCACGCTGATATCGAATATAAGGCAGCATTCATCCACATGAAGACGTGCGTATTCCGTCAGTATTGCATTTCCCAGTTCATCATACGTTATGTATTTCGGACTGTTGAAACACATATGGTTTTCGACGAAAATGTACTCTCCATCTTCCAAAAGCTGTGCAAATTCCCTGTTCACCATTCTCTGAATAGCAACATCCCTCACGCCAATGGTAAACGTCTGTTTTCTGGTTATACTTCCCCTTTTAAAATAATGTGGTCTGACATAATGTCCATCAATATATGTATAAACACCCACAGCTTCTTCATATCCGGCTTCTACCAGACGAATCTTAGCGGCACACAGGGATACATTATAAAAAGTGGACAAATCCGTAATGACTGGTTCCAGTACGTCTACAATCCCTGTTTTATTTAACGCTTTCTGATAATGCTTGATACGCTCAATGGATTTCCGTTTGAACATATCCATCGGCATCAAAATCTTCGGTGCCAGAGCATTTGCCTGGCGTTCCATCCAGTCTGTAGAACATGCCGCACCAGTATTTCTGATTCCACCGACCACTTCACATTTTATCTGCGTTGCCTTATCGTTGTATAGGCGTTCCAATTGAAATGCTTTTCGATGCCGATCCCAGTGAACGCATTCATGCACAATCGTATTATTTACAGAACCAAGATTTCTTAACAGGAATGCTTGCGGATCAACTACGATGGTTTTCTCCGATACCACTTCTTTGTACATAGAATCGCTCTTGGAATCATAAAACTCCGTTTCGCATTCCTCAAAGAAAATCTGTCCAAAAACAGAAAAATCCGAAGTTATGGTCCTGGTAAGAATCTGGATTCCCATGCGTTCAGCCAACACCATTGGGTCTAATGCCTTGGGTTCCAAAAGAACCTCTGTATAATTATTTCGTTTTAGAAACTGTCTTGCTTCTTCATCATACTGGTCTTTACCCATATATGGCACCAGTGCATCGTCTAACGGATGTGGCGCTCCCTTTCCTTTATCTGCAATCCAGACAGAATGAATCTGGAAGTCATCCATGTTGCAGTCAAGATCAGCAGTACATTTTATTTTCAGCCAAGGATAACATTCATCTTCATTATCCCACCTGCTGCCTTTTTGGTAAATGTAGAGAACAGCTTCTACCGTAACAATAAACTCAATCTGACCCTTTGGTAAATCGTTTATTTCCACGCCCATCACACGGATACTATC